ATCCAACGAGGGGAACCACAGAACACTATAAATTTTCAGGTGGCCAACATCAAAATGGGTTTCATTGGAAATACTCAGCCGCTACTGGTAGCACAGTGACGCCCATAGTTTGGACCGACTTAATGAATCTTACGAACTCTGGTGAACTAGGGCTTGGTGTAACCCCACTTAGTAAATTTCATATAAGTGAAGATAATACCAGCGTAGGCGTATCAGCCGGTATTCTGATCCAGCAAGACGGCGCGGGGGATGCAGCATTATCTTTTATCACCCCAGGCCTCGGCTGGATTACTGGAATAGATCAATCCGATGAAAATCTATATTCTATATCGGATAGTTCTGGGGATATGAAGTTTGAATTGAGACCATCCTCAGGTGGGATAGTAATGATCTCAGCTACTGGAACTAGTTTTGATGGTGTTACTGCTGGTGGTGATACGGTAGATAATCACATCGTTCAAAATGTTGGAACTAACCCTGGGGCTTTTGCTCTGAAAACAGGTAATCGATCTCCACGATTAGCGGTTGCGGGTGTCCCAGGTAACGAATATTTCAGGCAATCTCTTACTCAATCTTCTCGCTATATCCATAAAGGTGCAGCCAGTAATAATACTGATTGGTTTGAATATTCTATCAATGCCGCTAATGTTATAGAGATCCGCAATGCTGAAGAGTGGGAAGCATTGGCCACGGCAGGAAAGATCACACTAACTGAATCGACCAATTTTATTTGGAAAAATAGCACACCGATATTGTCCGATACAGAAATTGATGCGGGGGCAAACAATGTCTTTATGACGGCCAACGGTCACGTTGGTGTTGCTCACATCTATACCGGAACAGGCACTTTTCTAACCGCAAATGGGGGTGATTTTGTCATTTTGGAAGGATTTGATGGACTGATAAATGGGGGTGCCGGTGAGTCGTTAGGCACATTCTGTAATATATCTAATATTGGAGAGGTATGTCTATTTGATAGATTCGCCCTTATAACTTGGGGAACACTGGGAACATTCACTTCAGTGAATAAAGTCCGGATCCCTTCAGGCGGTCTCTTAGATATCGGTGTTGCGAGCTTCAGTTTTGTTAATTGCAATGATCTATTCCTTAGTGCTGACATAACTAGTTTGGTCGATCTTAATGGCGCTTACTATTCCATATCTGGAGGAAGCACTGACTTTTCCGCGCAGATCACTTTTAATGATGTGACTTTAAAAACTAATGAATACTTAGTGGATATTGATAGCGGTGTAACTTCTGGGTCGCGGTTTGTCGTAACACAAAACATCATGAAAGGATCCAATACTAAAATATTTGATCCCACAGGATTAACAGAGACTGATATCAGAGTCACGGCCAATGCTAACGCAGGGGACACTAACAATAGTGGCGTTTCAGGCGAGGCATTAATTCAGGGAAATGTATTAACAACCTCAATCCCTGATAATGACGCCTGGGTTTTAAGTAATAGCACCGGATGGAACGGGGAAGAGTTGAACCGGATCTCAGTTGATACTCGCGGCATAATGACATACAACGGGCTAGAAATGAGAACCTTAGCTATTGATTCAAATGCTTTGATAGAACCTGCAACAGCAACTAAACAGCTAGCCGCCAGAATTGTTGAAATAACCTCAGGCGAGACAACAGTAACTTTTGACAATGCAACTAATACAGTTTTGGAAACGGCTACACCTTTAGTTGATGGTGACAAGATATCGTTCTTAGATACTGCGGGAACGTTGCCAACAGGTTTAAGGGATGATGTTGTTTATTATGTTGTCAGTCAGGCAGTAAACACTTTTCAAGTGGCGTACACCTCTGGAGGATCAGCGATATCCTTTACAGATAATGGCACCCCAGTGAATAGTTATAAGCCTGTTCAATTTCATGGATCCATCCCTCAGGCTCCTGTCAGTTCATCAGATGCGAGAGATTTAATACCTCACGCTCTATTGAATGCCGATACTGGGGATAAGTTTGGATTGTTCCTAAGCAATCTGAGTGATTCCGTTAACATCACTTTAATTGACGGATATATGAGAGTTATTCAGAAGTAGACTTATGACAAATACTGATTTTCAGCTATGGATGCTAGAACATGATCTTGATTATGTTCTAGCCGCTCAACATTTAGGGGTTGAGCCTAGAACCGTTAGACGATATTCCGATGGGTCATCCCCCATCGGTGATCGGATCACTTTATTAACTCGATATTATAACTTAGCCATCAAATCTGATTTTAACCCGTTGACGGTTTGACCTGTTAGCTGGTTAACATAATGCTGTGATATCATCCTAAACTATCCAACTTGAGAGAATGAAGTTAATGACTACTGAAATAGATACCCAGGATGGTTATAGCCAAGCGTGGTCTATGTCATCAACTGATGGTTTGCAAAATCTCTTAACTGGGATGGGGACCACCAGCACCAAACGTGGGAATAACGAGTTTGTATTATCGGGTATCAATGATCAACATTCACTTGATGCCATCTATAGAGATACTTGGTTAGGTCAACAAATTGTTGATATTCCAGCGAGTGACGCCACCCGCGAGGGTAGAATATTTAACTGTAAAGATGCTGAAGAAATAGCCAAAGAGGCTGAACGGGTTAATGATCTGGGGGCAGTTCAAGAGGCTTTTTCTTGGTCCCGTTTATATGGTGGGGCAGTTATTTTGATGCTGACTAACCAGAATTTAGAAGAACCTTTAAATTTGGATAAAGTCAAAAAGGGCGATCTTAATAAATTAATAGTGTTTGAGCGATATGAACTATCGACACCTGTGATCAATATGACTAATCCTTTAGCTGATGACTACCTATTGCCAAGCTATTACACCATCAACCAAGGATCCCAGCGTATCCACTGGTCTCATTTTGTCAGATTTGAGGGCAAAATATTACCCAGGCGGATCAGGTTTGCCCAAGGGGGTTGGGGTGATTCAGTGATCCGCAAATTGGCTGAAGATTTGGCCGACATGATCGCCTCAAAAAATGGCGTTGCTGAATTAATCCAAGAAGCGAATGTTGATGTTATAGAACGTAATGGGCTTTCGTCAGAACTGGCTGGTGAGTCTGAGAAGGATATTATGAATCGTTACATGATATTTCGACAGATGAAGAGTCTTTTTAAAATATCTCTTTTAGATGGCGAGAATGAAACCTATAGCCGCCACCCTGCATCCTTTGCAGGTCTTTCTGATGTACTCAACGAGTTAAGAGTCTGGATATCTGGCGCGGCTGATATTCCTGTAACCCGCTTATTCGGCGAATCAGCAAAAGGATTGAATGCCACCGGTGAAGGTGATCAGGATAACTATTACGATTCAGTGAAATCACTTCAAAATGGTCAATTGCGTGAAGCGTTCAAAGTGCTTGATGAAGTTATGGTACGTTCGGCAATTGGCAACTATCCAGAAGATTACGAGTATCAATGGAACCCCTTGGTTCAACAATCCGGATCTGAAAAGGCTAATGAAGATTTCATTAACGCGCAAACTGATCGTATTTACTTAGATGATGCGATAGTTACACATCAACAGGTTGCTATGAGATTACAGCAAGAAAACCGATATGCTATAACAGATGAAGATGTTGAAGCATTAAAGGATTTTGAAGATGAAGATGATAATGAGGGCTTTTTAAATGGCTTCAACATCCCAGAAGATGATGCAAGAACGTCTGACCCTGAACAACCTGGAAACCCAAAGGCCGCCAGGGAAGAGGAAGATAAACCCGAGGCGTAAAGCTAAGACGGTTGAACCCAGTAAATCGGTTGAGCGTTCCTATAACAGACAACTGCAAAACCTAGTTAAGCAAATTAACTCAGATATTCGTGAGGAAATATTGCCGCTGATTCGTTCGCTGGAACCTCTATACACTGCTGACGGTTGGTCAACCGATATACAGGCAGTGATTGATCGTCTAGTGGCTAAATTTACTGGTGGTGTTTTTAATGCCCAGGCTAATCGAGTAGCACAACAAACAGTTTCAAGGGCTGATTCTATCAATGATAGGCAGTTTCTTGAATCAGTTAATCGGGCGGTTGGCATTGATTTTTTTAACCCTATCAACACACCAGGGATAGATAATTACCTTGAATCATCTGTCCTGGATAACACCAATTTAATTAAATCGATATCATCCCAGTACTTAGAACGGGTCCAAGATATCGTTATGAATGGTACTCGGGCAGGTTCTACCCCCGGTGTAATAGCTAAAAGTTTAAGTAAGCAATTTGGCATCAATCAAAGACGAGCTAAAAATATAGCCCGGGACCAAGTGGCTAAACTCAATGGTGATTTAACTGCCAAACGTCAACAAAATGCGGGGATTGAGTATTTTCAATGGGTCACATCTGAAGATTCCAGGGTTGGCGCCGACCATGATTTAGCCTCAGATAGACAAACCAAATATGGTAAAGGTGTCTACCGATGGGACGACCCGCCACCTGAGGGGATACCTGGACATTCTACGCGCCCAAATTGCCGATGTACTGCAAGACCTATTTTTAAATGGCAACTAAAAAAGAGCTAATTTAACGTTTAACAAATTAAGTGGTAAACTAAAATCATGAAAATTACATTGACAGATAGACGAGCCTTTAAAATCACCCGTCGGGAAATCACCGATGAGGGTTTTTTACGGGTTCCGGGGAAAGTTGCCCGGACGGGGATCCAAAGGTATCTAGCCTATGAGTTAGGTATTAAGGATGGTGATCCCAATCGAACAGTTAATGTTTATCGTCCAGCGGATGAAGTATTCAAGGCTGAATCATTAGCCAGCTATTCTGATAAGGATGTGACAGATAATCACCCCAATGAAATGGTATCAGCGGAAAATTTCAAAGATTTAACTGTTGGCCACGTGACTGGAATAGGTGTCAAAGACGGTGATTTCGTTATCGCCGATCTGATCATAAAAGATAAAGAGTCAATAAAATTAGTCAACGATGGAAAGGTTGAACTATCCGCGGGATATACAGCTAATTACATTGAAGAAAGTGGGACCACTGATGGTGGTGAACCCTATGAATTCGTCCAACGTGACATAGTTATTAACCATGTTGCATTGGTGGATAATGCAAGGGCCGGACCGCAAGCCCGAATTTTTGATAAACACAACGAGGTAAATACCATGCCAAAAATTGTAACTCTCGACAACGGGCGAACCGTCGAAGTTAGCAATGATGCCGAGGCCGCATTAATCCAGGATAGTTTAGAACGGGTTGAGAATATGGCTAAGACAGCGACTGCTAGTTTAGACAAAGCCAACAAAGAGCTGGAAACAGCCAAGGCCACAATTGACGGTCTTACGGACGAAAAGAAAAAGTTAGAAAGTAAAACTTCTGATGCTGCTATTGAAAAGCGTGTAATTTCATTAGCAAAACTTTTCGACAGTGCTAAAAAACTAGTTAAAGATTATGACCCATCAGGTAAAACTGAGGATGCAATCAAACTAGAAATATTGCAAAAACTTAAACCTAATCGTGATTTCACAGATAAAAGCGCTGATTACATCAATGCTGCTTTTGATATGGTCTGTGATCAGGAAGAGAAAGAAATGGAGGATGAGGAAGAGGAAGAAAAGAAAACATCTGACTCCCTATCCGAATTTGCCAAAGATGTTAAAGGCAAAAACAAAACTAAAACTGAGTCAGTTGTTAAGGGTCGCGCGTCGAAAGATGCTGACACTTCACAGGCTTGGAAGAAAACAGCGGGGGTTAATTAATCATGACTGTTCAAACTACTTACTCAACAACCCATGGCGCAGCTTACGCAGGTATGATTGCAACCAACGCCCTCTATAATGCCTCATCTAAACGTGTCGATGTTGTTGATGGTGTCGGCTTCGGTTTGGGTGTTTTACGGAGCGCTCCCCCTAATGCCGACGATGGTTTAATTTTACCTACTCCCGCTTTTGACCCAGCCTCGGATTTCCTTGGTTTCGTTGTCAGAACACTTGACGAGGTAACCCAGCAAGACGGGACGTTTGAAAAAGCTCAATACTCAAGTGCTTCAGTTATGAATACCGGCGAAATCTGGGTTCCATGTCCTACAGGATGTGCTGCCGGGGATGCCGTGTATATCCGAACCGATGCAGGTTTTGAAGGTGTCGCGGATGATGGGACAACAGGGGCCGCAGTTGAATTATTGAGATCCCGTTTCGAAAACACAGTAGCCGCCGGTGCTGATGCTTTAGCATTGGTTAGTATCGGGCTTGGTAACGCAGCCTAATTGGAGATCATGAATCATGACTAAATTATATTTTCACACGGTACTTGATCAGAAACCCGAGCTAGTTAATCCAAGTTCTAAATTGGTTTCTGATGCTGCCAAAAAAGCAATTGAAACGATAGATGCGGGCGTAGCCTTTTATCTGTCTCAATTAACCCAGCTTGAAACTAAGCTGTACGAAGTTAAATATCGTAATATTATCTATCAGGATTTTATCCCAGTTGATACATCTGGTCCGGATTGGATCGACTCGTTCTCATATATCAGTTTTGATGCGGTGACTATGGGTAAATTTATTGGGGCTAACCCAACAGATATACCACGCGCGCAGATTGACCGAGCGATCACAAATGTGCCATTGTTTCTTGGGGGTATTGGTTATACGTATAGCCTTGATGAGTTACGAAAATCTCAAGCGATGGGACAATCATTAGATTCAGCTCAAGCAATGGCGGCTAATCGTGGTTTCCAGGAACACGCTCAAAAAGTCGCTTTCAGTGGTGACGCTACGAGAAATATTACGGGATTATTTAATAATGCCAATATTTCAATTACTGCGGCTGCTGGTCTTTGGACCGCATTAACTAATGATCAAATCGTTGATTCCATGAACGATCTATTGATTGAGGTTTGGTCAAATTCAGCAAATGTGCATGTTCCTAATGTATTGTTATTGCCTTCTGATCGTTGGTCGTTAATTTCTAGCCGTCGGATGGCGGATGGTACTGATACAACTATTCTTGAGTATTACAGAAAGAATAACTTGTATACCCAGATCACCGGTGGTGAATTAACCATTAAGCCTATCCTGGAACTACAAACGGCGGGCGCTGCAGGTGTCCATAGAATGATGGCCTATGAACTTAATGATGAAAACTTGACTATGCGTATGCCTATGTCACTTCGTTTTGTTCCACCTCAACCAAATGGATTAGCTATCGACGTAGATGGTGAATACAAGTTTGGTGGGGTTGAGTTCCGATATCCGGGATCTGCTGGATATGTAGACGGCATCTAAACAACTTATTTACTGGTTCGGCAATGGAGCCAGTAAATATCTTTAAATAGGAATAAACGAAATGTCTAAGACAGTATTTTTAAAAAACAAGGTTGCACGATTATTAACCCTTTCACGTTTTTCAGGTGAAAAAAATGATAATGGGGGTAGCCTATTTGAAAAGTATAAACTCTTACCTGCGGGGCCGGCGGTAGAAGTCCCGGTTGAGATGGTTAAGGATTGTAAGGTTGTTGAGCAATGGGTTAAGAGTGGCGATGTTGAAGTTATTGATGTTGATGAAGATCTCTTAGGTGAAGACGATGATGAAGTTGATGAAGAACGTGAACAACTCAACATCGC